AGGACAGAAACTTGCCTTGTCGTTAGCTGAATGCTGCAAGCGATGGGAAGTTACCCAAAAGAAATCAGAACTGATAGAAGATTACTTTAAAAAAGGCACAGGATTTGAGGCTATGCCCAAAGATATTGTGGAAGAGTATAATATATATGACATCATATCTTGTGGAGAACTGTATGAAACACAGTATAACCTGTTGAAAGAAGAAGATTATCTCAGCTTAAAAAATGTTATTGAGTTATCAAATGATATGACAGATGTTCTTATTGACATTGAAAGAAATGGTAATGCAATAGATATAGAGACATTAAACAAAGTTCAAAAAGATTATGAAGAAGAAAGAAAAGAAAAAGCTATACAGAATACAAAGATTATCAAAGCTGTCATGGGTGATAGGCCATACAACTTAGCTTCACCTGAACAGTTATCAGAAATCATATGGTCCAGAAGAGTTAACGATAAAGAGGAGTGGGCACGCACATTTAATATAGGCACTACCTCTAGTGGTAAAAAGAAGTATAGACCACGCATGTCTAAGATAGAGTTTGATCGTAATATAAAAAGACAAACTACTATTGTCAGTCAAACTACAGTTCGCCAATGCCCTAACTGTAAAGGAACAGGGAAGCAACACAAGATAAAAAAAGATGGAACTCCTTATAAAGTACAGCCTATGTGTAAGCATTGCCTTGGTACTGGTTATCTTTATGATGCCACCAAGAGCATAGCAGGCTTTAAATTTACACCAACACATATACAACAAGTGACAGCACATGGTTTCGCAACAGATAAAACCACACTAGGTGGTCTAGCTGCCATTGCTAAACAACATAACTTAGATGTAGCACATACATTTTTAAGTAACATGCAAAGGATAAATGCACTTGACACTTACATTAATTCTTTTTGTAAAGGCATTCGTAAGAATGTAATCAACACTATACTACATCCACAACTATCTCAGGTACGAACAGGTACAGGTAGATTATCTTCATCAAGACCTAACTTCCAGAACTTACCACGAGGTAGCACAGCTTTAGTAAGGCGTGCTGTTGTATCTCGTTTTCCTGGTGGTAAAATATTAGAAGCTGATTATGGCCAACTTGAATTTAGGGTAGCTGTATGGATGAGTGATGATGCTGTAGGTAGAAAAGAAATTGAAGATGGTTTTGATGTACATGCATACACCGCTAAAGTACTGACTGAAGCAGGGCAGACAACAAGCAGACAAGATGCAAAAGCTAGAACATTTAGACCACTCTATGGTGGCACAAAAGGATCTGCTGCAGAAGTTCAGTATAACAATTCTTTTATGGATAAGTATCAAGGTATATCCTCATGGCACAAAGAGTTACAAGAGGAAGCTATAGCAAAGAAGTATATTACTACTGTAACAGGCAGACAATTTGCATTTCCTAATGTACAAAGACTACGCAATGGTGCAACAGATGCAACCAAGATAAAGAACTATCCTGTACAAAGTGGAGCAACTGCTGACATCGTACCTTTAGCTTGTGTACTTTTTCATAGGTCACTTAAACGATTGAATCTAAAGAGTAAATTTATAAACACAGTACATGATAGTATTGTTGTTGATGTACATCCAGATGAGATAGATATTGTTTGCACTACATTATATAATGATATGATGGGTGTGGTAAGAGAACTCAAAGATAAGTTTGATTTAACTCTAGATGTACCTATGGAAGTCGAATTAAAAATAGGTGACGATTGGTTAGATATGGATGAAATATCTGTTGACAATCAAACGAACCTGAATATAACAGAGGATAATATTATAGGAGAATTGCATGACAGAGAATGCACTAACAATCAAAGATATAGACAACTTACCAATTGATCAAATCGCAGCCGAGTTTGGTTTTAATGACGAGGGTGTAGCAAGTACACCTGGTTTCCCAAGGCTAACAATAAATAGTAAAGCACGTAACAATGCAGGACAGAAAGTTCCTGACGGCACAGTTAAAGTAGCACATCCTGAACATGGGATTATATATGCAGACGATGCTTCTTTACGCATACTACAACAGCGTTTCTTTTATCAGAAGTATGATGAGAATGCTACATGGCAGGACAAGGATGGTAACGACCAGAAAGGTAGATATGTAAATAAATCTATCTATGTTAGTAATCCATACGATGAAGCACTTGATGAACAAGGCGGTGTGAACTGTGGTAAATTTAAAGTAGATGATTGGGATAGTCTTTCAGAAGAAAGAAAGAATGAGTGGCGAGCTGCTAAAAGATATAGAGTTATCTTTGGATTACTTACAGTCAAAGACGCTTTTGCTGAAGGTAAAAAAGATAAGGTATCTTTTGAAGAGTTACCTGTTATATTCCAGATATCTAATAAAGATACATTCAGAAACTTCGGTCAGATTACAAGTCAAATGATTAAAGATAAAGTTATGCCTTGGAAACAATTGCTTAAACTTAATTTTAATTTTGAACAAACACCTGCGATTAGTTGGTATACCATTAGTCCTACAATTTTAGGTGAACAAACAGAAATTAAACCTGAGTACTTAGAGGTCAACAAAGCATTTGGAGAACACATACAAGCCTACAATGAATCTATTCGTGCAAAAGCATACGAACAAAAAAGATATGCTAAAGATGTTGGTGGTGTAGGTGACTCTGATTTTATTGATGTTGAAGCACTGCCTGAATAATGAACGAAAATTTAGCAAAGGTTATAGCTTACCTAGAATCAGCTAACAGGGGTGAGTCTTCTATGTCTGAAGAAGTTATAGAAAAAGCAGGCGAAGACTTTAAGCAAGCCCTTAGAAAACAGTTTCAATCACAAGACTATGAGTTCAAGGCACGACCTTCTAACTTAGGTAGGCCACTATGTCAGTTGCAGATGGAAGCTGCAGGTGCTAGGAAAGCAGATAAGAATTATAGTTTCAAAATGATTGTTACTTTTGGAGACGCAGTGGAGGCAATACTAAAAGCTGTATTATCTTCTTGCGATATTAATTATGAAGAAGGTAATAAGGTTAGTATATCTTTAGCAAAACAAGGTGCTGATGTAGGTATAGAGGATTTATCTGGTGAAACTGATTTATACACTGATGATAGAGTAGATGATATTAAATCCTGTAGCCCTTGGGCATATCGTAATAAGTTTTTAAACTTTAAAGGTATGAAAAGCCACGACACCTTTGGCTATCTAACTCAATTACATCTCTATGCTTTTGGATCTAAGAAAAAAGTTGGTGGTTGGTGGGCAGTTAATAAATCAAGTGGTGAAGTTACTTACCTAGAAGATGAATCTTCTGATGAACAAGTACAACAATCAGTTGATGATGCTTTTGTAAAAGTAAAAGCGTTAGAAGATAATAAACCATTTGAAAGATGTTTTGAAGATGAGCCTGAAACCTTTCGTAAAAAAGAAACAGGCAATAGAGTATTAGGCGAAGTATGTTCCTGGTGTGATTTTAAATTTAGTTGTTGGGAAGGATTAGAATATAAACCTCAACCAATATCTTCTGCAAGAGAACCTAGATGGCTTTATTATACACACACAGAGGACAAGAGTAATGTCGAAGAAAAGAAAAGTTGAAGTTAATGAAGATGATGTGGTCATTGTAGTTACACCTAGGCTAGACAAGGATGATGAGTGGATACATGAAACAAATGTACATTTTTCAAAGAAACATTTTACGGATGAAAAAGCTGCTATTGCACTGTCTGAGTTATGTCGTGCAATGGTTGGCTTCAGTTATGCTGCTAATAATGATGACATTCTTTTTTATTCAGGTGTTTTTTATAGAATCCTTGAAGGAGATTTTAAAGACAAGCGCAGAAAAGTTAAGAAAAAAGATAACATAATATATTTAGACAGGAATAATGATGACTAAAAAGAATGAAGATGTTGTCAATGAACCCTCACACTACAAGGCAGGAAAGATAGAAGCTATAGATGCTATCGAAGCGTCTATGTCTAGTAAAGAATTTCGTGGGTATTTAAAAGGTGCTATGCTCAAATACATCTGGCGATACACATATAAAGATCGTGCTTTAGAAGACCTATTAAAAGCACGTTGGTATCTAGATAAGTTAATACAAAAGGTAGCAGATGCAGATAATTCTAACAGTGAGTCTAACCCTGGACACTGAAGAGTATCCTATACCAGTTGATGGAGAAATAGCAAATGAATTGGAACAGATCGTCACAGACGCATTCTACGACATCGAAGGGATACAAGTCCAAAAGATTCAAACGAAGAGGTCAATGGCCTCCTTTAAAGATACAATTTGAAGAGGGACAAAGAGCCTTCTATAATGGTAAATTAAAAAACCCTTACAATGTAAACAACATAAGACATAAGGAGTGGGAACGAGGTTTTAACTCCGCCTATTTTAACAACAAGAAAAGAAGAGAAAGAAGATGAATGAAATAAAATTACCAACAGACTATCAAAGTTTTATTCACATATCTAGATACGCTAGATGGATTGATGAATATAATTC